CTCGTTAGAGAGCAACACCAGCGATACAGCCTTCTCCATGTCGCACTTGCGGATCGCGGCGTTGGGGGGGCTGTCTTTCATAACTTCTTTGAGGGCTTCTTCGAATTTCATGGCGTTCTCCTAGTTAATGTGAGTTGTCGAGCTGGCCGAGGTGGTGAAGGCGCCGGCGCCGGTCCCGGAGGACACAGCAATGCGGGCCAGGCAGTCGGAGCAGTAATACACTTCACCTGCGCCGCCGGGGGTGATACCGTTGAGCTGCGCGAGGGTGCGCGAGTAGGGTTTGAAGGCTCCGCCGGAGACAGTCACCACAGGGGCAGTCACCGAGGCAGCGAAGGTCGCAGCGCCGGCGGCGGTGATCGTGCTGACAGTCGCGCTGGCGTTCGCGCCGAGGTAGGTCGCGCCCTGGATCGCCAGCGTAGTCGCGCCGGTAATCGCGCCGCTGCCGGCGAGCGTTGTTGCGGACACCGCGCCAAAAGACGGAGCGGTTACCGATACGCTGAACACGCCAGTAGCCGCAGCGACGCCATAGGTCGCAGCCAGGTTATCGGTACTGAAAGTCCCGGTGCTGTAGGGGCTTAAGGTTCCAGTCACAGTGAGATTCTGCATCTGCACGTTGGCGGGGAACGAGAACTGCATGTTGCCGCCCTCTGCGCCCTGGGCCACGGTGATCTGCCCGCTGGTGCCGAGGATCGTGTTAGCGACGGGAGCGGAACCCGTGACGCCGACAATGACCTGGCCGGTGGTCAGATAGTGACCAGCGATGGCAGGGCCTGCGGCTTTAACGGGGGAGAGGAACGAGAACAGCGTGATGGAAAGGACTGCGGCGAGGAACGTGAAACAGTTTTTCATTTAAGCCTCCGGGATCAATTTAACTATGGGTACAGTTTATCAGAGCAACACAGGATTTGTCAAGGCCCTAGTCTTCCCAATCGTTCGCGGGCGCGGGCTGGGAGCCGGGCCAAACGCTGTGCGCTCCGCCGCTCGGCTTGCTCGCCAGCATCGTGAACGCACCGGAGCCGGAGTCCACCTGGTCGTCCTTGCCCTTGCCGACTGGCGGCGGAAAGTTCTCGTGCTCTAGGATGAACGCATCGTTCCACTCTCCGCGCACGATCTTGACGTTGCCGGCCTCGACCTGTGCGCTGTACGCCTTGGCGCGGGTAACTTTGTCGCGATGCACCGGGACGGCGTGGACGATGTAGCCGCGGAGGTTGCGGACCTGGTACTCTGCCTCCGCCTTGCCCGCCTGTCCCGGGTCCTGCTCGATCCCTATCTCGCAGCGCTTGCCGTCCTGCGACGCGGTGTTGGATATGGCGTTCTCGACCGTGAGCGGCGTTCCCTGGAAGCGCGAGTTGTGCTCGATGTAGAACACGCCCTTGCGGTCCATGCTCATCTTCGTGCCACTGGTCCAGTCGGGATTGCCGCTGCCGTCCGCTTCGGAGCCAGCGCGGTCCCAATAGCGAACGATGGTCCGGGCCGCAGGCACAGCGTCCACGATGCCGAACCACTCCCGGCGGAACATCGTGCCGGCGCAGGGGCGCACCTTCCAGTTGCCCTTGAGCAGGCGCTCGCGGTCGACCAGCGACAGCGCCTTGAGGTTGCCGAGATAGCCGGGGTCCTTCTCCAGTAAAATCTTGTTGTCGGACACGAGCGAGCTGATAAAGGTGAGGCTCTTGATATCGGCCGCCAAACGCTCGGGGTGGCCGCGCAGCAGCTCGGCCGGGGTGTCCGCCCAGGTGATCGTGTTGTTCTCGCGCACGAACCAGCGCACGATCCCGGATCGCTCGGGGATCGCGTAGCCGGTGTCTTGGTCTATCCACCAGGCGATTAGGGGCGCGACGAAGCTGTCCGGGTCGGGGTTGGTAGTCGCGCGGATGTAAGGGCGCACTCCGCACATCGAACGGTTGCGGGAGAGCATGTACCAGAACTGGTGCTCGGTAAAGTGGGTGAGCTCGTCAAAGCCGATGAACGCGATTTGCGCCCCTTGGTGGCTCTCTGCGTCTTTGTCGTATTCTAAATGCGAGAACTTCACCCGCGCCCCGCTCGGGAACACGTGGCAATGCTTTGATTCCAGCGGCACCGCCCCCAGCGCGGAGTATAGCGGCAGGGACGTGTCCCATATACCGCCTTCGTTCATTATCTCGGGTGTGGTGCGGCGGAAGATGGTTGCTCGGAATCCGGGGTTGTCTGCGTGGCGAATAGCCTCAAGCAGTAGGGAGTACGTCTTGCCGCCGCCTGCCGCGCCTCCGAATATAACTATATCAGCAGGGCTTTCGAGGAATATTTCTTGCGGCCCCGGCTGCGGGCGGATGTCGGCCATTATGGGGCCTTTGGCTTTTTGGGTTCTGGTTTCGGTTGTGGCAGGGGGTTGCGACCATTATGGGGGATATAGATATGCGTGGTCGCGGGATTCAGCGGCGCGCCATCCGGGCCGCTCACTTCTGACCGAGGCGCGAACTCCGCCTTGCGCTTGCGCTCCGCGTACCGCAGGGCCAGGTCCGCATTGATGGGCGCGGGCACGGTGACGATCCGCTTGCGCTTGCCGGTGCCCTGGACTACCTTCATGGGGTGGCCGTCAAAGGCTCCGAGGATGGCGCGGCGGGCGAGCAGGATGGGCCGCTCCTTGAGAGCCGCCTTTCGTTCCGCTATGGCAGGATGCGCGTCAAGATACCGGGAAAGGGAAGCGGTAGAGATTTCGGCGAAGAACGCCGCCTCGGCATCCGTGGCATCGCAGGCCCAGCACTCGCACAATTTCGTAAGCACGGTCTGCTCGCTTTTGCCGTCAAACCACTTTCGGCCCGCGCCCGGTGTTGCCTTTCGTTTCTTCGCCATGATGATATTATAAGCCCGCACTCTGGTCCTGTCAAGGTCAGAACAGTTTTAACTGCGCCCTTTCCGCCTCTATGCGCTTGTTGGCTATCTCGCAATACTTCGGCTCCAACTCACAGCCGAACCACTTGCGGTCCAATCTTTCACAGGCTACGGCGGTTGTGCCGGAACCCATGAAGGGGTCAAATATTACAAGGTCGGTTTCATGCCTGTTGAGTAGCCACCTAAAAAGCGCTTCTGGCTTTTGTGTTGGGTGTTCCTTACCCCTTTCGGTAAGTACGGAGTATCGGAATATCTTGGCGGGAAATTTCATATTTGTCCAAGCCATTTCACACATCGCCAGACTAAAATCTTCCGGTTGGACTTTATCCCACACATAGAAACCTTGCGAGGCGGGCAAGCCAAAGTAATTCCCCCCCCATATAATCTGCCTGTGGCTTATGCGGAACATCTCTGTAAATACCTCTGCCGTGGGCGGCTTACTATCCCAGTCGCTTTTTTCGTGCGCCTGCCTTACAGGGTTAGCCGCTATGCCTATCCCATACGGCGGGTCAGTCAGCACCAAGTCCACGCACTTGTCGGGCAGGCTGCGCATGAACGGCAGGCAGTCTACGTTGTGGATTTTACCGAGTAGGTGCTCTATCATCTCGCCCTCCGTATAAAAAACGCTTTCAGTCTTGCGGCGCAGCTCTTGCGCGTGGGCACGCTGTCGAAGCAGGCCTTTTGAATTATCGGGCATTTGTCCGGGCAGGTTCGCATCAGCCGGCGGCAGGCGGCGTTCAGGGCCGACTCTATCGCTACTGACCGTCGAAGCCCGTTTCCTTCGGGCGTCATCCATGTCTTCATTTCGCGCCGCCCTTGCCCATCACATAGGCCAGCAGGGCCGGGATAATGCTCTTGCCGCGCTTTACCTTGTGCCCGTCATGCGCCAGCAACAGCGGGGCAGGCGCGGGCTTGTTCGGGGTTGCCGGGTAAGTGAATACGGCAGGCGTCGCTTTCTCCGCCGGCGGCGTATAGCCCGCGTTGCGCTTGCTCACGTCCACGCACTTCGCGGCGATCATACCGGCCTGCTTGAGCCCGCAGCAGCGTTTAAACTTGCGGCCACTGTGACAGGGGCAGGGTTCGTTGCGGCCGATATCGGGCAGGGGGTTGTGGAAGGTGCCGAGCTTGTAGCTGGGGAACGAGACGACGAGTTGGTGCTTTTTCATTCTGCCTCCGTGATATACAGGGAATGGGCCTTCGCCAGGCCGTTCTTGACAGGGAGCATTTCCCCCGGTGCAAGTGTATGAAAAAACTGCGTGACCGGGCAATCCGCCAGCGGGCAGGACAGCTCTTCATCCTTCTTGAGCGCCTTCCGCGCGGTCAGGCATCGCGCCTGGAAACGGCACCGCCCGCAGCGGCCGACATGCCAGCCCTCGCCCATGTTGAGTATAATTTTCATTTTTTCTCCGTGGTGTAAACTATAACAGGTTTTCCGTTCAAGTGTGGGTCCTCAACGTTTGCCATATACCCCATCTGACGCAGCTCATAGTTGGAAATCTCTCTGGCTATTTCATAATTATATAGCGGGCACTCGCGCACGACCACGTTAGTCGGGCATCCGTTAGACAGCCAAGGGCACGACACGCAGTCGTCTTCCCTTGGGTTGAAGTCGCTCTGTAGGTCTATAATAACTTTCATTTCCCCTCCTGGCACACGTACGTTGACCGCGCGACCCCGTTCAGGTTGGGCTGGTTCACCAGCATCGCGTCGTGCAGCTTCCCGTCCAGCATCCGGCCTGCGGCGTGCTTGCCGACGCGCTTCATAAGCGCCGGATAGACGGAGAGGTCCCCGCTCGGAACGGTGCACCATCCCTGCTGGTCTACGTGGTCGACGCCTTCCTCGTAAGGCCGGAACTCGCCCCACTGCTTCCACATATACGGAATACCCGCCGCCGCGCAATCGTCGCGCAGTTTACGCGCCCAGGAGGGGTGCGTGGGCCGGGCCTTGCCGCCGCTCTCCCCGCCTCCGATACACCAATGCAGATACTTCCCGGTGTTCATCTTGCCCCAAGTGGACCCGACATACCCGAGAATGTCCACGGCCCCGAGAAGGGGTTCACAGCTTATAAAGCGCGTGCTCGCTTGCGCTTCTAGCAGGAGCGGGATGCGCTTGTCCGCCTGCTCCTGGTTCTCGACCGTGACCCCGAGCCAGACGTTGTTCGGCAGGCTCCCGCCCCAGGCTGTGCCGTGGAGCATCTGCTTTACGTTCTCCGGCCGCTTCGTTAGCAGCAGGTAGGTGTGCTGGGGCGCGCGGCGCATCACGTGAATCGCGTCCTGGCGATCGATCCGCAGGATGTCCGGGTGGAAGAAGTCGCTCAAGGAGCAGACGAAGATCCGCTTCGGCTCCTTCCATTTGAGCGGCGCGTGGAAGGTCCCGGTAGCGGCGCGGACCACTTTCGAGAAGTCCCGGCCGCACCGCTTCGCCCACGTTTCGGCCCAGCAGTTGTCGCAGGCCGGAGATACTTTCGAGCACCCGATGAAGGGCGACCACGTACTGTCGGCCCATTGGATATTAGTAGATTTCGCCATGTTCTTGATTCTCCTTTTTCTTTGTATCGCTTTCAGCTTGCAGGCACGCCTCGCACCGCAGGGCGCCGCCGCCCAGGCACAGGCGCAGCGCGGTCTTGAAAAAGCGACAGCCAGGCGGGCAGTTCTCCTTCCAGTCGCAGCGCTCGCAGTACTTGGGGTCCGAGCTGACCTCGATCATCACCGCTATTTTCTGGTTATCCATTATTCCCCCTTTACGGTTTTTAAAGCTATCAACGCCTCGCGTATAGCCGGGAGCACGATGGTCCGGCCCACCGTGCCGCGGTGCTCGATGCCGCGGGCGATAAGGTACTCTTCCACCAGGGCCAGCGCTTTCTCTGCCTGCTCCCCAATTTGCGGGCCAGCTTCCTCTACCGCCAGGAGCCGCTCAACCTCGCGCTGGATAGCCAGCCGGCTCGGATAGCCGCGCTCCGGGTCCCGGGTGCAGAAGGCGTGTAATGTACGAAGACCGGTCATTAAAATATACCGTCCGTAGTGGGCTGTATGTGCGCGTCGGGGTCGTATCTGTCCGCAGGCGGTTTGACCGGGAAGCCATGAAGCCGCCCGGTCTTGAGCTCGTCCAGGGCATAACTCTCAAGCGGGGCCTGCCGCACGCACTCCGCCACGTGGCGCAGAGACA